AAAAATTGTCTGTTTTTCATAGGGTGATAAAGCGATAACAGTTTTTGTAAATTTTGTTTTTGCTTTGGCACCATTAACTTGCCATCTCTAAAAAATATATGTCCTAAAGTTACTTGACCTTTTTGCTCATCAACAAATGGTGAGTTTTGGTTAGTAGCGTATCTTAACTCTCTTTGAATACCTTTTTCTTCGTCAAACCATAATAAAGCTTTTGCTCTACTGTGTTTTGCAGGTACTGTAAATAATAAAGGTGTTTTGTTACCTTTTAATAAATAAACTCTATCTTTAATCTCCCAAGCCGTAGGAGCTTTTTCTTGCTTTTTCATAATATAATATAATTTAATAAAAGTAATAATTACCCCCGTTGATATAACGAGGGTAAAAATTACATTAGTTATTGATTAGTCACCAGTAACACCATCAGCATCTTTAAACAAGATGAAGTTGTTAGCAGCTTGAACACATAAACATCTTTCTGATAAGAAATGAACGTTCATTGCGTCTTCGTCGCTAGTGTAGTTACCACCAACAGATCCAGTGATCCAAGACTTCATACGTCTGTCATCAGCTTCAGAAGCTCTATAACGGATATGTAAGAAAGGTCTTTTGATGTTCTTACCTAATTGCTGATCGTAAACAGTACTTGTTCCAGCAGGAACTAATACTCCTTGTACATCACCAACTAATCCTCTTGTAGTACCATCGTTTAGGTATTTCCAGTCAGACTTGTAAAAATCGTAAGAACCTCTTCGGAATCCTGAGAATCCTAAGTTAAGCGCCATGTCTTCTGAATTGTCAAATACACCGTAAGATGTACCTCCAGATCCATAAGAGTTTTGAACAGCTAGCATATTATCGATAGCTAAAGACGTTCCTCTATTTAAGAACATCATATTTTCTTCGATAGCTCCTTGCTTATCAAGCTCTTGTAACACAACGTCAAATTCAGCAATTCCTTCGCCTGCAGAAACAGAACCAAAATCAGGGTTATTGTAAATTAATCCTCTTTCTTCAATAGCAGAGAATAAACCTTGAGTTCCGTGTTGTCCTACAACAGCAGCGGTTTCAAAAACACCAGCACCATCCATTTGGTTACCAGAAACTGGCTCAGCTTCAATCATCGCCATTTCTAATTGATCTTCAAATCTTAGACGTGCTTCGTGTTCTGATTTTAAGTACCATAGATATCCACCAGTTCCAGACTCAGTAGTTACTTCTACCCAGCCGATGCTAGCAGTATCAGAACCGTTTACACTGTACTTGTCTCTTAAGATAATTGGCTTATTACTAAAAGTAGTAAAGTCAGCATCTTTAGAGTTTCCAGCTAAACTAGATCCTTTTTTATACTCAGAACCATATACAAATACGTTTAAGTTAGCAGTGTCATTCGCAATACCAGCAGCGGCTAAAGTAGCAGCAGTGTAAGGAATAACAGTAGCAGTAGTTGCACTTGGCTTAGCTGAAACGTAACATTTTACTGTAGTTCCTCCGCTGTTAACGATGATAGTGTCATGAATTTCAATCATAGAAGCGTTAGCCGCTGATGAAAAAGTTAACTCATTTGTAGCACCACCGTTAGCATCTGTAGAACAGTCACTAAAAGCAACGTGAATACGACCTTGCTCAGACCAAACTACTCGGTCAGAAGCCATAGGCATTTCAGCTCCTACCATTTTCAAAAATCCAGCAACAGTTCTGTTACCAAATCTTTCAACTTCTTTTTCGTAAACTTCTGGTAGGAATTGTTTAGTAAAGTTGTAATCATTACCTGTGATTGACAGATAATTCGACCCGTATAAATCTTTTACAGGTCTCGGGGTTAGGTGCGCTAATGCAGCACCTGATGAATTAAAAGGCATAATCTTTAAATTTTAAATGTTAAATTATTTAGTTTTTATTTTAAACTTAAAGTCTCCGGTTTCGTTGTCAACACTTCTTACTGTAAAACCATTTGGACTTGGTGCCTTCTCGTGAGTAGACCTTGGATCCATATCAATGTTTTTGGCTTTAGCAACACTGCTTTTTACAGCATCAGCTTTACCTTGTTCGTAAAAATGTTGAGCTACTAGATCTGGATTCATTGCCGTAAATAAGCCTTTATGATAACCCGCAGCATCTGACATCTCATTTTTTTCATTCAAGAACTTCTTGACAAAATTATTGATATCGCTTTGTGTATCTTTGACTTTAGCTGAATCTTTCACGTTAAACCTATATTTCTTTTCCCCAACCTTATATTCAAAACCTTTGAACTGATCGTTAAAAACATTACCTGTTTTTTGTTGAAACACATTTTTATAGTGATCTTGTAGTTTCTGATTATCCTCAGACTCCTTGTTGTATCTATTAAAGAACTCAACTGCTTTCTGCTGCTCAGGGAGTAGCTTACTACCAGCTTTGATCTCTTCATAATATTTAGACTTTAAACCGTCTAAGTGGTCTTTAGCACTTGCAACCTGCTCTTTTAGCGCTAATTTTTTTCTCCTAACATCTCTTTCTTCGTCGACTTCTTCATCAAATGAAAAATTATCTTCCATTAAAAAGTTTATTTCGTCTTCTTCTAAGTGAGGTTTGGTTTGTTTGTAATATTCTTTTAATAAAGCTCTATCATCGTAATTACTAAAATCTTGATTTAGCTTTACATAGTCTTCTAAGCTCCCACCAGTATCGTTCATAAAGTCTACAACTTTTTGTATGTTTTCTGGTAAAGGCTCACCTGTTTGTTTAGCTTCAGCTATCGCTTCTTCAACTTCCTCTTGAACTTCCTCAGCTTGCTCGACAACTTCTTCTTCTGTTATCTCTTCAACAATAGGTGTTTCTTTTTCTATTTCGCTATTTATTTCTTCAACAGCTTCTGGTTTTTCTTCTTCGACTTCTTGTTCAGCTGGTTTAGCTGATAAGTCAAGTTTAAACGTACCGTCTTCTAAAGCCTCAGCTTTTGGTACATCATCAACCACCTCTTCTGAGACGGCTTCAACTTTAGTTTCTTGAGTTTGCTCTACAGCTTCCTCTTGAACTTCTTGTTTTTGTTCTTCTGACATAATATAATATTATAAAATTAATAAATAATTACCTAGGTTCAAAACCACCTAAGTCAAATCCACCACCAATTGTATCATTACCTGAAGACTCAAAGTTTTTAGGCTTTTTATCGTTATTTCTTTGGTCCATTAATTCAGATTGTTGACTAGCTTGGATTTTTGTTCTTTGATCTTTACGATCTTCTTTGTAAGCCTCTTTATTTTTTGCTCCTTGCACTTCCATGCTTTTTAGTTTCATGTTAAGTTGAAACTCAAATTCCATTAATTCTTTTTTGTGAGCTACTTCTTTTTGTAGCTTAACACTTTCTATTTCAGCTTTAGTTTGCTCTAACTGTATTTTTTGTTGAGTTATAGCTTGATTTTTTTGAACTTCAGCTTGAGCAGCAACTTGTTGAGCCTGTGCATTAGCATCTGCTTGGGCTTGTATGTTTTGTTGTTGCATCATTTGATCTCTTTCTTGCTTTTTCTTTCTACGTATTTTAAGTAATTGATTTGCTAGCTTTATGTTTTTTATCTCTCTAAGATCGATAGCGTCTTCTAAATCAATACCTCCACTGCTCAAAGCCATTTGAATATTATTTTCTAACATCTGTTTTTGCTCTTCATCTGGTGATAACTCTATAGTTATTCCAAAATCACACAAGTGTAAGTTAGACATTTCTGACAAAGTAGCAACATTATGTATACCTATTTTTTGTATAAAAGCTTCTTTTGTTTCTGAATACTCTAAAACATCGGAAACTCTAAGAGATATAGCCTCTGCTACTTCAGATGTTAAAAACAAACCTGATTGCAGTATGTGTCTAGTTGCTGTATTACTGTTTGCTGCTGCTATTTTTTGCACACCTACTAAAGCGTCTTTTGAAGGCGTAGAAGCGTCTGAAGCCTCGTTTAAGCCTGTGACGTCTCTTATCATTTGCAAATAATAATTATACGTGCCAATCAAACTTTGCATTTTACCACCAGCATTACCATTTTGTATTTCTTGAATAGGTACTTTACCAGGGTTCATATCACCTTCACTAGTCATTGACCTACCTATAATAGAACCTGTTTGGAAAAACATATTTAAAGCTTCTTGTGGATTATAGTTTGTTCCGTTACCTAAATCTATCTCAACCAGACCATCTACATCTAAATATATTCCATCAGGCGTCATCCTTGACATAACCTGTTGTAATTTTAAATGAGTTAACTGTATCATATCAGCAAAACCTGTTATACGACTAACTAAGCTTTCTATTCTACCTTTGTACATACGAGGCGCACATATAGCGTAATTCATTTTAACCTTAGTGTAATCACTTTTAGGTCTCATCATGTTTTTGCTTAAACTCCACTTTAATAGTATGTCAGTACCTAATATTAAAGCTCCTTCATATAAAACTTCTAAAGATTTTTTTAGTTTACCGTACTTCATTTCTAAAGCTTCGTCTAAAATAGGATTAAAAGAATCATCTTTAACTATAACCTTACTAGCTCCAGTTGCTGTTTCTTTTACTTTATAAACTTCGTTTGCAAATGTTTTATAATTAAAGTATAAAACTTGAACTTGATTTTTATCTATTTGATTTGACTCAGTTAAGCTTCTATTATAAAAACCACTGTTTTGAAAACCTTGGCCAGTTATTTTTTCTAACTGATCGTTTGATAAATTAGGAAACTGCTTTTTTAATTCATTTACAGGTACATTTTTAACCTCACCAACATAATATACATCGCTAAAGTTAGGGTCTTCTGTATATGAGTAAACCATATTAGCTGGATCTACGTATTCTACTTTTATACCTTCAGATTTATTATAAACAGTTTTTACAGCACCAATACCTAAAACAGTTAAATCGTAGTTTATTCTACGTCTAGTTAAATCATATTTATTACCATCAAGTATAACGTTAATTGCTTGCTCCTCAGCTAGCTCAACACCTTGCTTATATGAAAGCTGCATGTGTAAATCTAGTTCTTGCTGAGAGTCTGGTAGTATTTCTGGTTCATTTTCAGATAAATCAACATCAAAAGACTGTTTAGCAAATGCCATTAAGTCTTTACTACGCATATCCCTAAGCATCGATTCCATGTAAGCCGTTCTTTTACTAACTCCAGAAGGATCTTGAGAGTATGCTTTTACATCATAAACTCTTTCAGATATACCGTTAACAACTATATCTACAAATTTTGGTATAACAGGAACTGGTTTCCAGTCTAAGTTTAAATAGCTTAGGTCGCCGTTTATAGATAACTCGTCTTTATATTTTTGTATTGATTGTTCTCCTCTAGCGTATAGCCTTAGTTTATGAAACTCAGTTTGGTTACCAAAAAATCTATTAGTACCTGAATCTCTTTTAAACCACTCGCTCTCAATTGCTTTAGCAACTTTTAAACCGTAGTCTTTATTTATTTTCTCTAAATCGCTAACGACTTGACTTGGAAAAGAACCTTTAACAACTGATTCAGCCATATTATTTTTCTATTAATTTTGAATGTGATCCGCCTTGTTTATATCTAGCAAAGCTTATATTTACTTTTTCTTTTTTTATTTTAGCATTTGGAGCATATAAATGCCTATTACAACCCATTATTGCTAAACCAGAACTAATAGAAGCATCAAATTTTGTTCTATTATTTATATCAAATTTAGCCCAATCATTAAGTAGTTCATTAAAATAAAGAGTACCATATGATCCGTCTTGTTTTAAACCAACATGATCTTGTATGTGCATTTCAATTGCTGCAGCATGTGATTGTTTTATATCTTCACTTGAGTTCGGTATACCACCTATTTCTTTTTCAGCAACCGATAGTTTATTCCAAACTTTATCAGGTCTATTCATTGAAAAACCTCTGTAACCGCGTCTTCTTAAATAATACAATAGACGAGGTTTATTATTTTCTGCAAGTATAGGCATCCCGTAAAAGACAAGTGCCATTAGAACGTCCTCAAAGAATATCTCAGCCGTCTGAGGCCTTGCTATATACTCTAAAAAGAAATGATTAGCTGGAGAATCTTCCATACTAAATTTTGTTAAGCCATGTAAAGCACCTTTAGATCCTTTACCATCTACTGTACCTGATATATCATAGCTGTCACAACCAAAACAACCCATGTGTTCGTTGCCTGGTTTTTTCAAGCCATTTTTTAAAACAATTTTGTTTTGTAAATGAACAGGTGGTGTCCAGCTAACTTTAAACCTACCGTTTTTGTCCGGATAAAATATTACTTTACCATCTTTAACACCGTTTAACCATTGAAAATTACCAGTGGTTATGGTGTTATCGTAACTAGTTTCTTCGTTGTAATCTATTTGCTCGTATATTTTTGCTAAATTAAATATACTGTTTTTTGTTTCGTCTCTGAAAGCATGTTCTTCAGTTCTTGGAAATTGTCTGTAAAATTCATTTAAAGCATCTCCATCATTTTTTAAGCCATCAGCTTCGTTTTGCCAATGCTCTAATATTCCTATATCTATATTTTCACCGTAGGGACCAACAGTTTCTTGCTCGGGTGTGTCGAATACAGGTATGCCATGAGAATCAATGAATCCTTCGTAGTTCCATTCCATAGGTACGAACAAAGAATAGAGTCCTGAGCTTGTCTGTCCATTGCGGTTTCTTTTTGTAACATCAGAGTTTTTAT